TGCTTCATGCGAACCTTGGTAATGACCCAGTGACTGTTACAATTTATATTTGGGCTTCTGACGTCGTGTTGACTATTCCCACCTCGTCCGATCCACCGGTCATCGAACCGCTCCCATCACAGAGTGGTCGTAGATCAGAGGCCGACGAGAAGAATAATATTGCGAAACAGGATGAATATGGTTCAGGAATTATATCCAAACCTGCAGCCGCTATTGCGAAAGCAGCGGGTGCATTGTCCGATTTGCCTGCGATTGGCCCTTATATGACGGCCACTCAGATTGGGGCTACCGCTTTGAGTAAAACGGCACGTTTATTCGGTTACAGTCGACCCACTGTGGTTACGGATATAATACAGCAAAAAACCGGCACCTACTGGAAATTTGGCCAATACCGATGCTGCTGATGCAGCGTTGAAATTGACATTGGATTCCAAGGCGGAGTTAACTGTTGATTCAAGAACAGTCGGTTTGGATGGAACTGATGAGATGGGTATTCTCGATTATGTTAAAAGGGAATCTTACCTCACCAGTTTCTCGTGGGCACCTGGAGATCCTGTTGATTCTTTGCTCTGGAACGTTCGAAATTTGCCTATGCTATATGATTCTGTGCAGCAAGAGCTTCACATGACTCCTTTGGCACACATGGCAACGGCTTTCGAGCAGTGGCAGGGATCTATTAAATATAGGTTCCAAGTCGTCAAGAGCGATTATCATAAGGGCCGTCTTCTTGCACGGTGGGATCCCAACACACCTTCAGCGGTTGTGAATTACAACACGGCTTATTCCCGGGTTATTGACATCGCCGAAACAGATGATTTTGAAATTGTCGTCGGTTGGGGTGTGCACTCACCTTGGAAGAAATGCGGACAACCTGAATGGCCTGATCTTAATTTTGCCGAAGGTGCTCGCATTTTTGCTAATGCTGATGAAGGAAATGGGGTACTAGTATTGGACGTACTTAACCCTCTTGTTTCGCCGAGTGCTGATTCTCCCATTACTATCAATGTTTACGTTTCAGCATGCGATGATTTCAAATTTGCTGGTCCCACTAATAATAAACTCAATGATTTTCATCTATTTCCTGCTCCCGGTATGGGTCGGGAATCGCCTGAGGATGAAGAAGGGAAACGTTTGGGAAAATTGGAAGTATTGGATTCACAGAGTAGTTCACCAACTATAGTAACTAGTGATTCCATGCAGACCGATAAACCAACATCTGCTGGCATGTCAATGGAACTTGCTAATAAGGGAAGTCAGGCAGACAACACTTATATGGTATTTTATGGTGACCCACCCACTTCTATTAGGGAGTTATGTAAACGTTATTGTTTCACTCGCTATTGGGTCCCTGAAAAACCAGCTGATGATCAAATTCAAGTTAGTGTTTTGAAGAACAAGAATATGCCTTATTATACAGGTTATGACCCGAATGGTTTGGATCTTGTTCCAGCTAACAACCGCAAACTTACGACTGGACCAACAGCATTTGTTTCATGGTTTACACCATGTTACGCTGGTTTTCGTGGAGCTATGCGGAGGAAATATATTTTCGACGGAGCTGGTTCCGAACAGGCACCGTTGGTTAGTAGAGACGGTTTTTCTACCAGTGGCAATGGTGCCCATACCTATGTTGAATTTATTTTGGCAGCTTCGCCTCCGAAAGTGCAAAAGTTTATGTCAGCGCAGTATGGGAACTTTGCCGGCGGCGGTTATGCGGCGACTAATTTGGGGGTGAATAACACTATTGAAGTCGAGCTTCCTTATTATATGCCTAAGAGATTTTCTAAGGCTAGGACTATTGGAATACAAGATATTGATTCCAATTCGCATGCAGTCACGACGACAGGTTTGTCACCAGGTTTGGCAGGACGACGATGGGGCATCACTTATTCAGAGCATGTCGCCACCGGTGAAGATTTTTCGCTTTTCTTTTTTACTGGCGTACCTATTTATTATAATTATGTGGCTGATGAGAACAGCTCATAAATTTGTATATTACATTTTATAACTTTATATTTTTATATTTATTTAATTCACTCGATTTTGTAAGAATTCGTTCGAGTGTCTAATTTTAGAATTCGTTAATATTCATGCAACTATGGAAACATAGGTATGTTTATAATCGTGTGAGCGACCCACACGTCATATGTTAGCGCATATAGGAGACAATCTTGGCTTTTTAAAGAGCTATCTGGTATTTTACCTCGAGATTCGTCTCGAGGCTTTTAGCTAGGTGGCAATTTTAAGAGTCAG